GCGCGGGCGCCCGCGCGTATACCCCATCTCGTCCATTCGTGTCAAGCTATCCTACATGTGAGCTCCCTCGCATTTTATATCCTACCATGAGTAGCACAAATCGAGTGATCTCCCTCACGCCTCCCTCGTGGGCTGTGATATCTCGTGTCTCGCCCTTTTCGGCGCCGTCGGCCTCTCGTCCATTCGGCATCCCCCGGCGGGCGCTCTCCGCTGGCATGCCTCAAATCGTCCCGTAATGGCCCCTCTCGCGCGCTTTCGCCCCCTCGTTGCTAGGGTTGCTTGGGTGGCCCTCCCTGGGGCTCTCAGAATCGATCCTCGCGGTCCTGGCTGCTGCTGGCGGGTCTGACGCCCCTCGTGAGGCGTGGTATCTCGTGTCTCACCCCCGAGGAATGTGTCCCACGTCACTCTCTCTGCCCTTGACTCCGCCTCCGCCCTCGGGCTATACTGGATACATCACCGAGGGAGAGGCCCTCGGGATGGCTCGAAAGGATCGAAAATGAGCTACAGGAAGAACGCCAGGATCGCCGATGAGGTCATGGAGTCCACGCTCGGAGCCCAGACCCTCGCAGGGACGCCCCTCTACCAGATGGCCGGCCTGAACATCAACCCCCGCAGTGACGGCTTCACGATCGAGTGGGAGGCCAAGCCTGGTCGGTTCGAGACCCTCTACGAGCTCGACGCCCGCGGTGTCGCCCAGATCGAGGAGGGGGCCACGCTCATCTCCTACCAGGAGCGCTACGGCGAGCTCGGCACCGCCTGTGTGAGCGCTCTGCGCAGCGCCGTCGAGGACGCTCTTCTCTGAGTCCCTGGCCGCCCCCTCCTTCGGGAGGGGGCTTTCTCATGCCCAGCGCGCCCGTGTGAGGTGTTTCACACTTTCTGGCTTGACGGTGGTGTCCGCCTCGGGCTATACTGGATACATCGGATCGAGAGAAAGGATCATTCCGATGGAAGAAGAGAAAATCACTGCGGTGGAGTGGGTCGCGACCGGCTTGCACAAAACCCTCGTGGACGAATTCCGGTCCCCGGTAGAGAGTGTGGAGATGGGCTGCGAGTGGCTCGGCGAGGATTTTAACAGGGTCGTCCTTGCCGGGCCCGCCGGAGGGTTGAACATCCTCGTCACGTCAGTGGTCGGCGAGGAGGGTGCCGATGTGCGCGTGGTCGTCCTTGATTTCGATGACCACGAGGCCAGTGGCTTCACCCGTAGGGTGCATGCCCGAGAGTTGGGGCGTGTGGCTCGCGCCGTCGCCGCGATCCCCGAGGTCGACAGCGTGTGGCCCGACACGGCATGGCCGAAGGCCTTCTTCGCGTCCGTCCGCTCCGAGGGGGCCGACTCGTGATCGCCGATGTCGTGCTCCTTATGGCCCTGTGTGTCCTACAGATCCTGGCGGCGGCCGCCGCCGGGGCCTGCGCCCTGGCTCTGCGCGATCAGGTGCGCGCCGGGCTTCTCGTGCCGCTGTGGGCGGTCGCCGGCGTCTGCGTCGTCTCGGTGGGCGGCGCCCTGGCTCAGGTGGTGGTCCTGTGACCGGCCGCCCTGTGAAGATGGCGCCCGATCTGCGTACCTCGCTTTTCGCGGAGATTGTGCTGGCTGCTCTGGGCGCCGGCGCCGAGGGTGTCCCGCCCGTGAGGGTGGAGACGACGGGTCCTTACACCGCAGTCCTGTCGGTCGCCGAGGCGATGCGATGGATGGGTGGCATGAGGCTGGCCCTGACGACCAATGTTGGCGGCGTTTCGCAGGCGGTCATCTCCGCGATCTGGTCCCCCGACTCGTCCGAGCCGCTGCGCAAGCATCGCCGCTGGTGCATGGAGCGCCTGGTGGAGGCGGTCGAGGCTGAGCCGGCCGTGACCGAGGCTGTGCTCGACGAAACTTACGGCACGAGCATCCTCGTGCGGCTCTCTTACGGGAGGGCTCGGATTATCAGGGAGGGCAATAATGGCTAGGAGGGCCCATATGACGCAAATTCGCCTCGCGCGAGCATTGGAGGAACTCGCCGATCTGGTCGGTGAGGCTATTGATGAGCCGATCTGGGCCTGCTGGACGGGTGGTCGCACCGGCTGGCTCATGGTCGACGACGGGATCGACTCGCGAATCGCTGCCTCGGTCGACTACCGGGACCGTCTCATGACACTGAATCTGCCGCCCGAGCAGGCTGTCGGGTCGAGCGCCTGCCTGCGCGATTGGCTGGGTGACTGGCTGGCGGACGCCGGACTGGCCTGGTGTGCCGGCTGTGACGACCTGGGGGGCCGTGTCTTGATCGACGTGGCCCGTGACTACAGGCTGGTGTGCCGCTGATGCCGATTTTGGACGACCCTCAGCAGCCCTGGAACCCGGTTCATGGGATTTTCCGACGGATCGGCGCCGAGCGTCACCGCTCCCGCGAGGAGGCGATCGACTGGCTGCTCCGGGTGCCGCTGGCAGGCGAGTTGACGGACCTGGCGCCCGGGTGGCGCGAGTGGGTCGCCGAGCAGTGCACTCACTGGGTGAGTTCTTCGGAGTCGTGGTGGACGTCGCCGGTGCCGGTGCTCGCCGAGTGGATGGAGGCCGCCCGGGCTGCGGCGGAGGCCGACGGCGCCACGCCCGAGCAGCTGGCGCTGGATATATAGAAAGGATGTTTCACGTGGAACCCCCCGGAGTAAGTCTCCGGGGGGTTTCTTTCATTTGGTGTTGGCGGCTGCGAGGCCGACGCCGAGGAATCCTGCGATGGCGGGCCCGATGAGGGCGGCGGTTTCGCCGGTGACCCAGCCTGCGGCGACGCCGAGGGGGATGAGGCCGGTGAGGGCCCGGTAGGCCCATTTGCGCCAGGGAAGCCATCGGTCGGTGCCGGTCGTGTCGACGATGTCGCCGGCGGCGGCGGGGGTGCCGTCGGCGACGGCGTGCTTGGCGGCCTGGAATGCTGCGAGAGTGGCGGTATCAGTGACGCCGGTGTCGAGATGTTTGGGGGTACTCATTATCCTCCGTAGATATATCTGTGGCAGTCTAGATGGTAGTGGGCAACGTCAGGATCGTTGGTGATGCAGATGAGCGGGATAGGGTCGCCGCATCCCGCGCATCGGCAGTTAGGCATTCTTTTTGCCATTGTTATCCAACTTGTTGATGATTTCCTCGAGTGCGTGATGGCTGGCGGCGGGGTATCCGAAGCCATAGCCGGGCACCTCCAGGAACCCGCGCAGCTGTTCGACGGTGGCCGTCAGCTTGTTGACGGTCTCCTGCAGGTCGCCGAGAGAATTCTGGGTAGCCTGAGGGTATCCGAACGCTTGTTCGGGCACTTTAAGGTTGCTGTATATCCAGTCCAGCTTGTTGGCTTGGTCGGGGGTCAAATCGTCCTCCTCGCTATCGTCCTCTATGAATCGCCTCACGCTGATGATGCTCGCGGACCCGGTGAGGCTCGGGTCGGAGAGTCGATGGAACCGAGGGCCGCGGCCTGGACCGCCGTGCCCCCACGTGTATCCGCCGCCGGCGTAGAGCTCGACGTGGGAGATGCGCCCAGCGAAAGGCCCGGTCGCCCACCCCATGCAAATGACGTCGGCGGGGCGGAGCGCGTCGAGGTCGAGGTCGCGCCACGTGTGCGCGTAGGCGATGCCGCGTCCCTCGGTGGCGATGTTGAAGCTCCGCTCCCCGAGCCGGATGCCGGCGCACTGCAGGTAGGCCTGTGCTATGGTGGAGCTACAGTCGCCCCAGCCGTAGCGCTCGGGATCTCTGCGTCGCCAGTCATTGGTATAGCCGAAGGCGCCCTCATGTTTAGCCATCCATGCTACAATGGCGGCTCTAGTCGTCGTCGCTGTGATTCTTGTCACATCCCTTCAATGTTTCCTCCACTTTCCCGAGCCTGGTCTCGACGTCAGCCAGGCGTTCGAGGATCCCCGGGGACGCAGGGACGCCGGGGCGTGCCGCCTCCCCCATGAGATCGTCCAGGAAATGAGAGATTCGTCTCAGATTCGGCATGATTTTCCACACCACCCCCGCGAGGGCGATGATACTACCGAGGCCGAGGCCTGTCAACCCGTCGATGAAGCTATCCATGTCACACCCCCTTGAAGGTCTGAATAAAACAATTTCTCGTCTGCGGCTTGTCGAAATAGAGCTCGCCACGATTGTACATGCGCCTGGCCGACGCCAGGAACGAGTCACGCGGAGAGCAGTACATCGTGGTCTCCGTGACGAGCTTGACTTCGCTCGTAATGCGAAGCTGGTGTTTGGGGAGTTTTTCTTGGCAATACCATCCGGACTGGCGGGGATCGATCCACAGGGAGAACTCACCGAGTTCGGTGACGACGGTGCAGGCATAGTCCGCATAGTACGGTTTCTTGCCAATGAGGACGCCATTGTTGTCGACGAAGCGCGATTTCATCATATAGTCGGCGTTGTCGCCGCCGACGGACGACAGGAAGCGTCCGAATTTCGTCTTGGCAACCTGGTTGGCGAAAACGGCGTCATCGGAGGTGTGAACGGCAATAAACCCGTCGTGGTACGTCTCGAACTCAGACGACGGTACAATGCCGTATTTGATGAAATATGGGTTGGTGATCGAGGCGGCGTTGGCGAGAAAGAGAACCTGGACGCGGTCGTCCCAGCGGTCGATTGTCGAATAGAAACCCTCGAAAATGTCAGCTTCTTTCGGCAGGTACCGCGCGAGCCCCTCTTCGAGGATGAATTCGTCGAAAATGAGGGTCCCTACCTCGCGGAAGTTCATAGATTTGGCCTGGCGTGCTTGGGTGAGGGCGGTGCACCTGCCGACGAGGGCACCGGTTTTGGTGCCGTCATCGACCCAGAGAGAGTTTTGGCGCACAGTGAAGTCGTGGTCGGGGAAACGCTCGGCGATGTCGGCCATGAACGTCTGGAACGCCGCCTTCTCCCCCTTGTGGCGCCGAAGGTAGATGAACTGGGAGCCCTTGTCAATGAAGCGGTGCAGCGCTATCTTTTTGGCGCCGTAGGTCTTTCCGGTGCCTCGGGCGCCCGTGATGACGGTCCACGGTGCATTATAGGAGAGGATGGGCCCGAAATTATAGTAGTTGAGGGCCTGCTTAGTCATTGAGATACCTCTTGACGCACCAGCCTATCCCCCGAGTGTCCCTGATGAATTTCGACAACGAGTTCTTGTGAGGGCCCGGCACTTCGCCGTGGAGACCGCCGCCATGTCCCCACGTAAGGTCGCCGCCGGCGTACATCTCCACATGGTCGACGCCGACGCGCCCGGATCCCCAGTCGTAGAAAACAAGGTCACCGGGCTTTATGAGCGCGAGTTGCTGCGCCGAGATGCTTTTTGCCGTGTTCCAGTTGATGACGAAAGTCCCATGCCCGCTGGCGCTCTGCGCGACAGTGTTACCGCCGATGTCGATGCCGCAGACATCGAGGTAGGCCCTCCGGCAGGTGGAACTGCAGTCGCCGACGCCGGACCGGTCAGGGTCGAGCCTGCCGGCGCCATTCGAGTAGCGGAACTTGTTTTCGCGCGACGCCATCCACCACACGAGTTTCTGGCGAGTCTCCGACGTGCCGGGCGCAAGTTGGCCGCCGCCGCCGCCGGTGCCGGGCCCACCGTTCTGGCCGCCGGGCGTCGTGTCGGTCGGGGGCGGGGTGCCGGCGCCGCCCGGCCCTGCGACGTACTGGCCTTGGCCATTCGGTGCGCATTGGACGATTTTGCCGTCGGCCATGTGCGCGATGGCGACGTTGCCGACGGCCTCTATCCTGGAGAGCGTCCCGGCAGTGGACCCCTGCTGCTGGGGCGCGTTGGTATTGCCGCCGGGGTTGCCGCCGGAGCCGTCGCCCTGCGTTGGGCCGCCGGGCGCAGGAGCGCCGGGTTCGACGCCATCGACCCCCGAGGAGTCCATGTTCTTGATAATGGTATATGCCGTATTGTAGCGGTTGCGGTATTTGCCGAGGACGGGCTCGGACAGGAGCGCCGCGTGCCAGCGGTCGAGGGTGGCGCCCCCGATTTGGTTTGCTATCCGGAGGGCGCGCCTCGGGGACTGGTGGTAGGCGACGAAGAACATGATCATCGCCTGCGTATGCTGGTCTTTGTCGATGCCGCACCGGCTCGCCACCTGCACGTAGGCCTCCAAGTCCTCCGCCATTTGCTTTTGCTGCACCTTATAGGCGGCGCGGAGGACGGGTTTGACTTGGCCGTCCCAGTAGTTGGGGAGATAGTAGGTAGCCCAGTTGATGTTATTGGCGTTGACGAGAGACTGCAGCTGGGCTGGGAGCTTGGCGAACTCGTTGGGCATTTCCTGCTTGATGCGGTTGAGTAGCCCGTAGGCGCGTGGGCCGAACCATTGGCCTATCCCTATCGTGATCGGGTCGACGTGGTAGATGCCGTCGTAGCGCATGCCGGACTCGACAGTGCCGATCGCTTTGATCGCGACGGCCTTGGCCTTAGCATCCCACGCCACAAGGGCCTCCGTTTCACGTGAAACCGCCGCCCACGGATTTCAGGTCCGTGAGCGGCGGAGTTTATAAAACAACAGTGTACTCTACAGTGTAGACCATGTGGCCGAGATATTCAAGTTCCCGGACCACCCCTTCCACGTCTGCAGGTGCTGGTTGGGGTGGATCTGGAACGGAATGTCCTCGGTGCCGGAGGCGCCTCCGCGGGCGTTCCCGTTGACGGTGGCGCGGGGCGCCGCCCACTCGGGGATCATGCCGAGGTCGGCGCCGGTCGCGATCGACTGGCCCGTGATGATCCCGGAGAGCGAGACGAGGCCGCCGGACAGGCGCAGCGTCAGGGGGGTATCGCTGTGGGATGCGCCCCCAGAGAGGCCGATCCTGTAGTTTTGCGACACGGGGACCGGTTCGTTCCCGTACTGAAGATAGTTGCCGGCGAGTGTTGCGAATCGGATATCCCCAGTGCTGTTTAAGTGAATTTGACCCTCGGTGAAATATTTCGCATACCCGAGGCACCAGTATTCGGTCCCGACGTACTCAGCGCCATAGTTGCCGCAGACCTCCTGCATAGCCGAGAGGCAGTTTGCGAGACCGTTCTTCGATTTTGTGAGGATATGGAGGTTGCTCCACGCCCACACGGCGCTGAAGACGACGATTCGAGCGTTCTTGAATGCACGCTTAGCGTCGGAGATGCAGGTGACGAGCCCGTTGTAGATGTCGATTTCCTGCATCGCGTCGTTGCCACAGTCCGCGATGACGACATATTTGACGTTGTCGTTTGAGAACGAACCGTCGGCGATGGCGCGATTCATCTGTACTTGGAAATTGTCGGCGCCCTGCGCTATGCCCGTGCCGCCCTTGGCGAAGTTCTTCTCAGTGATGCCCATCGCTCTACACATGAGCGTCGGCCACTTGCCTTCGACGACGTTGGAGGTGCCGACGATGACGGCGCACAACTCGGGCGCTGCCGCATTTTTTAGTACATACCGGCTGTCGGACTCTTCCTTCGTGTAGCGGTTGGCAACTTTCAGTCCGAGGTCGTCGTAGGCGGATTTCACCTGTCGTGTTGTCTCGGCTTTGGCGCGACCTTCGGCGTCGGCGATTTTCTGATCGATCTGCTCGACGACCTTGTGGTCGCCGGCGACAGTGTCCTCTGCTTTTTTGATGCGGATCTCCATCGAATTGAATTTCGTGGTATCCTCGGCTGCGCGCAGGTCGATTTTGCGCATGTCGCCGTTGTAGTCGCCGCGCCAGGTAGGCTTATCGTTGTCGAGGAACTGCGACAACCCAAGGGCTTCCGTTTTGTCGGTGGAGCTCATTAAATGTCCTTTCGTACTGCGTGAGGCGTTGTGGCCTCTGGGTCGAGGTCCCAGCCGCGCGCCTTCCAGCCGATTTCGTCGAGTTGCTTGGCGGTGGCGCCGATGTTGTCGGCCTCGATAGCGAATCTGGCGGCGGTGCGGAGGTTGCTATACATGCTGGCGAGCGCCTCGGAGAGGGTTTTGGTGGTGACGCCGTCGACGGGATCGGTGACGAAGACTTTCTCCCCGCCGCGGGCGGCGAGTTTCCTGTAGAGCTCGTCGATGGCGTATTGTATTTTACGGTCGGTCTCGGCGCGCAGCTGCGCGACCGTCTTGTTGACGTTAGCTTCAAGCTCGTTGCATATTTTGATGCATTTGTTGATGGCGTCGACCAGGTTTTGACAATTCCTAGCGACGCGCTCTAGTTTTTCGACATAGGTGATACCGTCACGGAATGTGAACGGCGTCACATTCGTCAGTGGCGTGTCTTGGATTGTGAAAAACGGTACATTTTCTACCGGCATGATGTTACCTCCCCCACCAAGGATACCACAGGCCGAAAGGATATGTCGCATCCGACCCGACGTGCGCGTCTCCGGACGAGGCGATCCCCATGAAAAGAGGTTCGAGCTCGGCGACGACCATCTGGTCGATGTTGAGCATCGCCTGACGGTACTCCATGATGAGTGCGGCGCCGGAGGTCATCCTACCCCGCTGGCCCGACCTGGCGTGCGACTCCGCCATATCCGAGTGGCTGGCGTCAGAGGTTGCTTTTTGACCGTTCTTGCCGGCGGTTCGCCCCTCCGACGTCGTGCCGGTTGTCGCGTAGTCGCCTTCTTTGTAGATAGGACTGCCGGGGTAGGCGTGCTCGCGGCCGGCCGACGTCGACTCGCCGGACGACGTGGACTCGCTAGAGGACGTCGATTTCTGGTTGCCGCTGCCGGACTGGCTGGCGTCGGTCCATGTCGTCATGTCCACCGCGGAGAGCGGGTCATACTGTAGACGAGTGCTCTCGTAGAGTTGATTGTAGTAGGGCATGACGAGCCGCAGTTTCGCGGCGACCTGCTGCCGGAAAATATCGATCGTCTCGAAACCTATCTCCCGATAGCAGTAAACCTCGTACAGGGTCTGATTAAGCTCTTTCCGGTAGGCTTCGTCGAAAATTGGGTAGGTCTCGACGCCCCAGTCGCCGCCGGTGACGTCGACGACGTCCCGGAGGAGCATGGTGAAATCCGCAGCCATTAGACCTCCATTTCGGACGCGACGTCGAGGTTGCCGACGAATCCCTCGACCATGGCGTCGGTGAGCCGCCACGAGACAGAGACGTCGAGTCCGTATTTCCTGTTGATCTTCTCGCAGGCCTGCTCGCGCTGGGAGAGTGCCATGCCGCGGAAGGCCATCGTCTGCCCGTCCAGGCTGTTGGCTTCGTCGGCGACCATGCGCTCCTTCTTGCCGGGCGGCGCCGCTTGGATGCCGAGCATCATCATCGCGTCATTCCAGATAGCCCGGCGTGCTGCCAGGTTCTCAGTGACGACCTGAGGGTGCACCTGGTTCGGGATGGTGACGACCTTCTCGGCGATGGATTCGCCGCCATTAGTTTTGATCGTGTAGATGACCGGCTGCCCCTCGACGAGTTGCCGCTGGAAATTCTGGGCCGTCAGCATCTCCGACGGCTCGACGGCCAAGATGAGGGGGTTCCTCGTGTTGGCGAGGTTGATGTCGATCGTACGGTCGATTTCCGACAGTCGCGCCGCGTAGGCGGTGACGACGTCATTGTCCGGCTCGTGCATGTCGTTGGCCCAGATGGGTACGCAGTCACGGCTTTTGACGTACCGGTTGATCTTGCTGTTGGCGTTGAGGTAGTAGGCGAGGGGCCGGTTGTAGATGTCGCGGTCGCCGCTCGGGGTGCCCGCCAGCGCCGTGAAAATCCGGAAATGCGGGTCGAGGCCGAAGACCACCAGGCCGTTTTTGTGGAGGGTCATCTCCACGTACCGCTCGTCGACGGTATCCGGCAGCCCTTCCCACTTGAATCTCGCCATGGCGAGCATCCGGAGGGTGCGCCAGTAGATGTTGAAATTCATGCCGGTGCGGGCCATCGCTTCGTTCCTCTTGAAGCGCCCCCGCGCGGTCACCATATCGTAGACGTCGTCGGCGCCTTTCATAGCTGCACCACCTCATATGGCCCGTTTTCATAGAGTTTCATGGTTGGTATTTCCTCGGGGTCTCCCCAGACAGTCGTGCCCGACTCGAAAATGCCGCGGATTGTATCCACGAACATCTGCGGGCACCTCGGCGCCTCGATGTGCACGTCCGCGAGTTTCCAGTACGTGAAATGCGTCATGAGGTCGAGTCGGTAGGAAGCCATGTCGACGTACCGGTTGCAGGCGTACCCGTATCTCGCGAAAAACTGAGCGACACGGTGGGCGGCGCCCGAGTTGAGGCCGCGGATCCGCAGCCAGACCGCCCACCCGGACGTGGTCAGCATGAAAGCATCGCCGCCGATCTGACCCGACGTCGACGGCTGGGTAAGCTGCGTATCCTGGACACGCGCGTTAATGCCGGCGATAGTGTTCGCATAATCGCCCTTGGCGACCATGTCTGCATAGGCGCGGTTCGTGTCGCGATTGTAGGCGGCGAGATGGTTTTGGGCCTGGTTGATCTGGGACGCGAGTTGATTGGAAATGCCGGTGGACGCGGCTGCCGTCGAGTTGGCGAGCTCGGTTTGTGCGTTCCTGGCGTTCGTGTTGATGTTGTTCGATGCTGCTGCGGTCGCGATCGAGGCGCCCCCTTTCAGGGCGCCGCCGATGTTGCCGCTCAAGAGGTTCCCGACGACGCCGAGGCCTGTGTTGGCCATGGAGAGCTTCGTCTGATCCCATGCGGCATCGTTGGTGATAGCCGTCGATTGGGACCTGGCAGCGTTCGATAGGTCGGTTTGGGCGGTGCGGGCAGCGTTGCCGAGGTTGGTGGTCGTCGTCGACGTCGCCATCGCCTGCGAGGCCTGGTCGTAGGCGAGTTGGTTGCCGGCGAGTGCTTTTTGCTGCCCCCACTCGGCGGACTGCCGGGAAAAAGCTATCGAGTGCGCCTGGCTCGCCAGCGCCGCGATACCGGCGTTATTGGTGATGGAGAATGTTGGGAAATTCGTGAAATAGATACTACAGTCCAGATAGCTGCCGTCCAGCGCACCCTTCTGCGCCGGGCCGTCCTTGAGATAATCCTTCACCCAGCACACGACACGAGGCGACGGCGGCGCGAAATGCCGCAGACAGGCGATCGTCGTAACGCCGCCCTTCGGCAGGTACTCGGGCCTGAGAGTCATGGACTGGCCGGCATAGTTGGTAAGCTCTATCCACACGAAAGGCGAGGTGAAGAGTTTTGAATAATTTTGCTGCCAGTCGGGGTATGCGAGAGCCCCTGCCACCGAGAGCATGCCGTCAGGGAAAAACGTCTGCTGGCGCCCCCACATGACGGCACCAGCATGCTGGTCACCCTGCTTACGTGCGCGTACGATAGCAACGTTGTTGAGATCCATGCCGGGGATGAAATGACTGTCCGGAAGCTCGCATTCGTGACTGTAGACGACGTCGAGGAACGGGTGCTGCCCCCCACTGTCGCCCCACGGCATAATCTGAATCGATTGAATGCCCTGCGCCACCCACGGATAGAGGCTGCACGACAGCGCGAAAACCTCGAAAGCCGCGATGCTGCGGAAAATGATGATGTCGGCGCCGTTCGGCAGCCCCTCGAAACCGGACCCCTTGGCAGTGTCCAGGTGTGGGTTTTGCGTGTTGCCAGGGCTCCCCGTGAAATCGGTGCCAGCGATAACCATAACGCCGCAGTCCTGCAAGGTGGCGAGGTTGTAGCGCTCGGTCCACTGCACCATGTAGTCGGCGCCGAGGTCGAGCCCCTCGGTCTCGCGGAGGACGTCATGGTTGCGGCCGCGCCACGTGGCAGCCACCGGCAGGTGTCCGCGCTCGACGTAGGCGGTGCGGAGCCGGACGTTCCAGCAGTAGGTGGTCCATACGTCTAGCTGCAGGGCGAGCTCGATCGTGTCGGGCGCTACCTGTACGATGTCGTTGATGAAATAGTAGTAGACCCTGACGTCGTCGTCTTGCGGATGGAGGGTGGAGAGTTTCGGGTCGCGCACGCGGATATAGTTGAATTGCATCGCTTGCGACCAAGGGATGTCCATCCGTACTGTCTGCTGCTGCGTGAGGGGAGTGAATTTATTAATGGTGAGCGATTTGCCGCCCTTGCGGTGCAGGTAGGCGTCGATCTGCTTGAAATTTTGCCATTTGACGATGTTTCGGTATTGGGCGTCGTAGTCGACGCGGGCGAGCAGTACCTCGCTGCCGGGCCCCCAGCCTGCCCACTGCGGCATGATCGTCACCTCCTATAGGAACAGCCCCGGGGCGGATCGAAAACCCCGGGGCCGTCGGCGAGAACTCGCTCCAACACCGGTTGCTCAGGCCGGCGCCTCACTCCGCATCGTCGCCACCTTTAGACGACGTTTACAGTATATTCTCCGTAGGCCTTGCCGTCAAGTCCGGCGATTGTGAGCTTCACCACGAAGCCAGCCTCCCCCTTGGCGATCGAGACCGCCGTTGCGAAGACGTTGACGCCGACCGGGTAGACCTGCGATTCGGCGCCGTCCTCCGCCAGGAGAGCCTTGCGCGAGCGCGTGACAGTGTACTCCTTCGTCGCCTCGGCGAATTTCGCCACCCGACGCCCGAGGATGTCGATGCCCTTCAACTCGGACTTCGTCGCCGGCCACTCCGGGAAGCTCGGGCCGCCGATGCCGGTGAACTCGGCCTCCAGCTTGGCGCCGTCCGCCTCCGCGACGACGACGATCGGGCCGAGCTCGCGCGGGCCGACCGAGAGAACGCCGGCCTGAGAAACCTGCGTGCGGGAGTCGGTGCCGCGCACCGTCCAGTTGATGTCCGGATCGGTGCCGCCGCCGGTGCAGGTAGCTTCCAGCTGATAGCTACCGCCGCGCACCATATCCTGCCCCTGAACCTCCTTCGCTCCCTCACCGTATGCCTTGATGGCGGTGATGGCCGTGACAGGATCCTTGGCGATGACGCGTTCGGTTTCGCCGCCGGTCCAAAACATAATCGCCGGCACAAAACGGCTGCAGCTGATGATTTCGTGGTGGTGCAGGAAGATGTTCTCCTGGCTCGGCTCCGTCGGATCCTGGAAATTGAGGTTTTCCAGAAGGGTGTCGGCGACGACGAAGAAATCAGAGTCGACGAGGATTGCCTGGCAGCCGCCCTGCGGGAAGTACTCGGCCGGCACCTCGATGATATGGTAGGGCACCTCGGCGTAGGGAACGTTGAAAAGCGCCGCGAGCCCCTCGACGTCGAGCGCTGCGTTCGCCTCGGGTGTGATGAACATCACCAGGTTGTCGGGCTTAGCCGCAATCGGGAAATGCGCCGCATTGTAGTAGGGGGACCGGAACTTCAAATTCCCCGCCATCGCGCGCATCTTGCGCAGCGCCAACTTGACGTCACGCTCGGTGACATCCTGCGCCGAAATGTCCGGGACGTGTGCATGGTAGAACCCGCCGCGGCGCTCATACTCGGTGAACAGCCGCGACATGAGGAGGAACTCGTCCCACTTGTCGGACTCGCTCGGGGCGGCCATGATGTCCGAAATGAGGCCGGACATGTCACCCTCGCCGAGGAAAGCGCTTTTAATGACGGCGCGTTCCACGGAGACGGGGTAGACGTCCATGCGATTCTTCTCGTGGAAAGAGACGTCGATCGGCACGCGGTGGGTGCCGAAAGCCATCTTTTCACCGAAAGATCGGTTTGGGTCGTACGCCTTGGCGCGAATAAGTCCCGTCTGGTACTCTTCGATGCCGTTGCCATATTCGATGAGGCCGCGCTTGAAACGCGCGAGAGGGTTGGTCCACGAGTTATGACGGGCGACGATCGTGCCAATCTGCGTCATCAGCGCCGTGTAGATTGGGTTCCACAGCTGACGGTGCTGGTCCAGGTAGCGGACCGTCGTCTCCACGCCGGCCTGCGTCGGCGACGGGATACGCGCCTTGTAGCCAATGTTGGCGCCATTGATAGCGACCTGCAAGAGCTCGCCGTTGGAGACGCCGGGCTTCAAGGACGGGATGTTGGGTACGGGCATCTATCAGTCCTCCGCAATGATATCTTCAAGAGTTAGGGATTCGGGGTCGACGTCGGCAACCGACGTTTCGGGTGCCTCATCGATCGCGGAGTGCTCGACGATCGCACGCAGTTCCGTGCACTGGGCGAGCGCCTCCTCGGCAATCTGCCGCACCTCGGAGATCATCTCCGTCAGGTCGGCGTCGATGGCGTCGGACTCCGCCTCCACGACGTCCGACTCGTCCATCTCCTCAGGGGCCGGAACTTCGTCCGGCTCGGTTTCACGTGAAACATCCTCTTCAGGCGTGTCCGCCATGCATATCCTCCGATCGGTAATGGGGGATGCCGCCCCCCGGCGCCGGACGGCACCCAGCCACGGGATCAGGGCTGC